TATCTTTCATATAATGTAACGTGTCTTTCAATCCACCAATATGCCTATACCCAATAGAAACTTGTGGATATTCTGCTTCATCACCAAATTCAGAAGTAAAAGATTTCTGAGTAAAATGCTGATCTAATTTATATTCTTGTATTTGTACTTCAAGTGTTTCTAAAAGTGTTTTGGCACGGTCACACTCCTGACTTCCATTTGTATATAAAACTACCGGACCCATTATTCTTCCTCCTGATATGTAATTGTTATTTTCTTTTTTACTACACCATTATTATCAAATAAAGTAGAATATTGTATTTCTCCATTTAACAATGATCCAACATTTTCAGTTAAGGTGCGAGCAATAACTTTGTTAGTTGCTTTTTTCCATTCGTCAGTCACGTTGCCTCCAATCATCACTACGTTCTTGTTTGAACCAATCTACAATTTCTTCTGCAGAATCAAATCCCGTTCTGTAATTGGATGGGTCGGGATCACCTAATCCCATCCTATTCATAAAATCATCCATACTGCCCTCTTGGATATCCTGAGCAGATTGTCTTCTTGCTTTCTTTAACCATTCACGGGCGGTGGTATTTGCCTTGGCAAGTTTATCTGCCCATATCATATCTTCAAGTTTTACATCTTCTCCGTTAGCAATACATTTACAAATAAACTCTAAACGAAGACGATATTGTGTTGAAAGCATATGTATCACACTACTTGTGGTATTTAGATCATTCTACTGAATCCTCTTACTTTGTCAAATTTAATGACATTAGCAAATTTATCTTCCAATCCAGATTTATGAGAGATTACAAATATGTTTGCATCTTTGATAATAAAACGAATAATTTTAAGAAACTCTTCTGTTCCAAATCCATCAAGTGAAGAGTCAAATACTTCATCCATAATTAAAAGATTAGTATTGACGGAGTTTTTAACTCGTGCAACTTCTCTCCATGTAAATAAAAGCGCAAGATCAATTCTCATTTTCTCACCTTCACTAAAAGAAGAATAAGAAAATTTTTCATGTATGGGGGATTCTACAGTCTCATTGAATTCACCATCAAGTTTAAAGTTGATGTAAAAATCCATCAGTTGAAGATATCTGTTTATCTGTTGATTGATAAATGGAAGATACTTTTTAATGATTTTTGTTTTTACACCATCATCTCTCAAAAGAGAATAAGCAAAATCATAATGAATTAACTCTTCTCTTTTTGATGATAGATTTTCAAATACTTTCTGAAGACTTTCTCTAAACTCTTCTAATTTCTCATTTTCAGTATTTCTGTTTTGTAGGTTACCGGTAATAGTTTGAATTTCCGATTCAAGATCTCTGATCTGTCTCTGATTAAGACTGATCTTAGTATTGTTTTGAGAAATGCCATGCGTTAGTTTTGTAATCTCCTTGGAAAGTAAATTAAATTGACGCTCTCTTTCTTGTTCGGACTTAATTGTCTGTTCAAGTTCTTCATAACCCTTTTTGAGTTCTTTTGCTTTTTTCTGAGCATCATCAATTCTATTTACACGAAACTCTTCTTCAATATCCTGTTGGCAGGTAGGACAAACCGTATTCTCGGTAAAGAACTTATGTTCTTTGGTAATCGTCCCTACTTTTTGTGATAGTTTGCCTCTCAAGTTATTTAATTTCACCAACTTATCTCCGGCACCAGTAACTTCTTCCTGTTCTTTTGTAACCTTGAGAATGTTCTGTTCGATAATAGAATTTTCATCCATATAAGAAACGACCTCGGCATCTAACTTATCAATTTTATTATTGTTAGATTCAATATTTGCATTTCCACGATTTTCAAGTTCTTCAATAAACTTCTGTTGCATATCAATCTTATCTTTAAGATTAGATTTTTTTAAGTCTAATGATTTTATTTGTTCTTTTCTTTCCCGCATATTATCTTTTAAAAGATTACTCATGGCAGAAAAAATACGAATATCTAAAAGATCTTCAATAACTTCTCTACGATTAGAAGTAGTTAATTGCATAAAAGGAACAAAAGTGCTGCTACCCAAAATAACAATTTGAGTAAAAGATTTGTAATTTAATTTTAAGACATTTTCTTCAAGAATTTTTTGATTGACACGATCATCGGCTTCTTTGTGTAATGTATTTCCATTTACTTCAATATCAAATATGTTAGGTTTAATTCCTCTACGAACAAGATATTCTCTACCATTAACATTAAATTCAACTTCTACAAGACAATCCTTTTCATTGATTGTGTTTGCAAGTTGTGGTTTGTTAATTTTACGAAAAGGTTTATTAAACAGACCAAATGTCAGTGCATCCAAAAGAGTAGATTTTCCGGCACCATTTGTTCCAATAATTAAATTGGTATTATGATCACTCAAAGAAATTTCAGTAAATTGATTACCTGTAGAGAGAAAATTTTTCCAACGAATTTTTTTAAACTCAATCATTTTTAGACTTTGGGGGAATCACAATATCATTTGGTGTAATAACCGCATACTTATATTCATGCAGTTTACAAGTTTTTATAGCAAGATCATCGTCAATTTCAACAACTGCCATTTCTTCATCTTCCTGATCTTCTAGCATCATAGCATATCTTTCGGCATCATCCTCCTCTTCAAATAAAAATAAAACCTTGTGCCCATATCGATCCTGAACGGCATAGGCACCATCTTCTTGATTTTTAAGTGTAAGAACAAACATATTTTACTCTACTTCACAAGCTTGTTGATATAAATTTTGAAATATACCTTTAATTATATTTTTATCTAATTCAAATTCAGATTCATCAATATATCTATTTAAAATAGACATTGTGCTTTCTTCTTCGGTAACTTCAAAATCTTCACTCTCTTGAATATCAAAATTTTCTACAATTTTAAGATCTTGAACTCCTACAGAATAAAGTTTATCAAGAAATTTTTCAAATAGTTTTGGTTTTGTTTTTTTCCTGACAATAACTTTTACAATTTTATTTTCATATTCTGAAAAATCAAATGTCTGATGTGGAGTATCTTCGTAATAGATATTATAAAAAAGACGATATGGATTGTTTATATGAAAATGTTCTAAAGTTTCTGTATCAAAAATTGTAAATCCTCTAGAATCATTTACATCATTCCAGAACATTTCATATGGATTTCCTAAGTAGAAGATTTTTCCGTTGTCTGATCGTGTATGGTAATGACCCGAAAATGTCCTGTCGAACTTCTCAAATAGTGTGCTGTCCATACCTTCTTCCATGGTGTGACCGCGATGCGCTCTAAATCCATTGAGTTCAAGGTGCCCCATCGCGCACTTGCTAGTTGATACTTTAATAGTATTGACACTACTTTCAAAATTTTCTGCATTTATCCAAGGAATAAACAATACTTGTAAATTACCTATCTGTGCTTCCGTTATTTCCTGATAGGTTTTAACATTGGGGTATGATTGAAGTAAAAGTTGAGGGGAATTTGTGTTATTAGTATTTTTATAATAACAATCATGATTACCAACAATTGCATGAACCTTATATTTTTTTAAAGGTTCAAATACAACTCTCTTTGCCCATTCAAAACTTTGATAATCAATTGACTTACGACTATCAAAAACATCTCCCATATGAATCACAGTATCAATTCCGTGCTCCTCCAGTGCAGGGAAAAATACATTCTTATAGAAGAGTTCAAAATAATCATGCAAATACTTGGAACCCTTTCGTGCCCCGTAATGTGTATCTGTAATAATGGCAACTTTCATCGATTATTATTTCGGTACTGAATGGCGTCCTTGATACTATTATACTCCGAACTGGCACCAGAAAGCAAGCTATCGTCAACCATCATGACCTCATCATATCCGGTCTTTTCAATAATTTTTGTTTTAATTTCCAGTTGTTTTTTCTCTTTTTGAATTCTTCTCAAAAATGCATAGTGAATGACTTGAGTAAAATATGCAAAAGGATTTTTGGATTTTTCTGGATCAAAATTATGAATGTATTGAACACAATTTTCAATTCCATCAGAAATCATATCCTCTCTGAACATATAGTTCACAAAGTTTGGTTTATATGAAAGATGAGTTGCAATTTTTAAAAAAGATTCTCCAAGATAATTTGGTATTAATGGTTTACCTTCCCACCTTCTTGCTCTTTCTTTTTTGGGTTGTTCTGCTAAATCTACACCAAAAGTATTTTTATAAGATCTTTCTACTTTAAGTCGATAAACAACCATTGCCTCTAATAGTTCTTTATTATTTACATAATGTTCCGGTTTCTTTTTAGGCATGGCATTTTGTTATTAATCTAAGTGTTTATATTATAGCACAACTTGACAAACTGGCAAACCATGAGTAGAATACCTTTGTTAGGTTTGATGGGACATATTAGCTTTCTTTAGTATCTTTAAGTTTGTAAAGTGTTTCTAGACTTTTGCGAGCATCCTCTACCGTTGATACATATCCCATTTTAGAATCTGGTTTAACCTTACCTTGTGAATTCATCTCTATTTCTGAAGAACTATCATCAGAAATATAATCATTATATACCTCAATAAGTTTTTCATTAGTCGATTCTGTCATGGTCAAAACTTTATCAAGACGAATCATAAAGAAATCTTCTTCACTAAGTTCCATCCAAGGTTTTATTTTAATAAAACTTCCTTGAGGTGAATGAAGCATTTTAATAATTATTGGATTTTGCATAATTATAATCGGATCTTCTTGCTCATCATCAACCATAATGAGAGAGAATACCTCTTCACCCGATACTAATTTTATAACTGCGTAAAATTCTTCTCCCATCATCCTTTTAGTGGTATGTTTACAATATCATAATTAAAATTTTCTTCATTATAAATTTTAATCCTTTCAATTAGATGATTAAGTGTGTAGTTTCTCCGGGATCTGTAGGAAATGTCGTCAGCAATATCATAGAGAGTTGCCTTTGTTTTATTGTTCCCTTTCCTGAGCACACGTCCAATAGATTGGAGATTCCGAATTCTAGATTTGGAAGGAGAAGCAAAAATAACATTGTGGAGATTTTTAATGTTAATTCCTGTACTGAATGTTCCGTATGAAGCAACGATAATTGCGTTGTTTTCTTTCTCTGTAATTTCTCTTACTTGTTCTCTATCCTCTGTTGCCACTCCACCATGAATAAAGAATACATGACGAGTCTCTACACTATTATTATTTATTAGTTCATATAATGGTTGACCGTGACCTTCAACTCTTGAAAATAAAATGAGTGTATTACCTTTTAGATCTAATGCAAGATTTCTAATAAATTTATTTCTTCGTTCATGATTAATAATGTATTGAACTTCATCTTCAAAAGTTTCAAATTTATGTGATGGGTGCTTCAGTAGAAGTACATTAATGTCAAGTTTGGCCACATGACCTTTCTTCATCAATTCATCAGTTCTAATAATTTTATATGAAGGTCCAAATAATCCTTCCAAAACCCATTTATGAGTTTGTGTTCCATCAAGAGTTCCAGTAAATCCGTAACGATACTTTGCATCGGCAAGTTTTGTCATTATAGATATAAGTGACTTACTTTTAAACTGGTGTGCCTCATCCCCAACAACCACGTTAAATCGTTCAAAATATTTTCGGGGGAGTTTATAGATGGACTGCCAGGTAGTGATAATAACTTGAGAATCTGTTTCTCTTTCCCTACCAGCATATATTTTGTGGCAAAATGAACCTACATCCCAACCATAGTCTGCAAAGTCTTTATACATCTGCTCTACTAAAGATGTCGTCGGAACAACTATCAGAGTATTTTGTCCGCGTTCAACGTGATATCTCACAATCGAGTATATCATCAAAGACTTTCCAGAGGCAGTTGGAGATATCAGCAGTCTTCTATTATGTCTTAGTGCGTCGTAAACACCTTCTATTTGGTAGTCCCTAGGTGTATACTTACTTACGGCATTTATATAGTCTTTAACACCCTCCTTTGAAATGTATTCATTTACTTCAAAAGGTGTACCATAATACTTATTATTTAAAAAATCATAACTATACTCATGAGACTCACAAAAACTTATAATTTTATCTAACAAACCAACATAAATCTCGCCTGTCTGCGTATTAAATAAACGAATTTTTCCATCCCAGTATTTGTTACGATACTGGGGCATAAATTTTGCACCTGGTATATCAAAGGTAAATTGATCTGCTAACTCGTAGTAGACATGTGGTTCTGCCTTTACCTGTAGATATACCTCGTTCTTTTTGGAAATAATCAAATGAGACATGCATATAGG